TTTCTTTTCTGGACGTGTTGACTTACGAGGTTTATTAAATCCTGCAAATGTTGTACCACGATATTCAATCCTTCCTGATGGTAATCTTTTTACTCCGGGATATTTACTAGTCATTACGTTACCTTTCTATGCCGCCTTACTTTTTTTGCAATAGATTTAGGCTGCTTAACAAATTGCTTTCCTTTTGCTCTTCCTTTTCTTTTAGCTGCCGTAGTCTTAGCATATTCTTTTGCGGATAACGCCTTGATTGCCTTGCTGGGGAGATAGCGTTCACCCGTAGCCTTTGGACCTTGTGTAGAGGGCTTACCACTCTTGGTCCTCCATTTTTGTTTTGTCCAAGCCTTTAAGCTCCTTTGTGATTTTTTTAGTGCCATAATAGTTCCTATTATATCATTAAATGTTTATGTTTACAATGATTTTAAGAAAATAGCCCACCAAAATAATGCAGCTATTCCAAATAAACCTAAGATACACAAAAAAGAAATACCTATTACTTCTACCATAAACTTTGCTTTACGTCTTCTAGCTTCTGCTTCTGCCATTCTTTTTTTCCTTGCCTCTGCTTGAAACTTAATCCAATCATGCCATAATCCGGGTCTACCTGAATATATCATAATTTGTTTTAGTTCTTCTTCTTGCTGTCTTAATTTTTCAAGATGCATAAACTCTTCTAAGTCTGCACCACCTGCACGTCTTTTCTTTTCACCTTTTCTACGTAACTCTTCTGTAGCATTAACATACTTACCTACAGAAGATGCAACATCAGCAATTTCTCTACCATTTCTTATAGCGGTTTTAATAACTGCAAATGCTGCATTGGCTGCGGCTATTTCTGCTAACATTTGCTACTCCACTATCTTAACAATATAATTTTTACCGTCTGGACCTTTTTCTATTTCAACTATTTTATTTTCACAAGAATATCTAACTGTTCCTGTATCTTTATATAAGTTTCTTTCAATAGTACGTTTTGCTTTTAGACACTTTGAAATTTGTTCAAAGGGTGTATGTTCTGCTACATTACCTGAAAGGTATAATATTAATGTTATTGTTTCAGTGACCATTTGTCATTTTCTCAAGACGTGCTTCTATTGCACCTATACGTTTCTCATAAAACTCTAATGTTAATTTTTGCTGCTGGTCATGTGGTGCTCTGCCCTCATCTATCTGTGCAGTTAGTTCGTCTAGCTGGTCAGCAAGATGTTCTATTAACATAAACTGCTCAGAATCTGCAGGAAGACTGCCCATTTCACCACGAGGCCATTTAATTCTAAATTCTGTATTATGTTCTAAGTCTGCTTTCATCATTGTAATATTAGTTTCAATTTGATTAAGTCGTTCTATTATACCAAAATATGCCCATGTTGCCAAGGATGCAGCAGCAACCATACTTATAATATTACGAAGTGGTAATGCAACTTCTGTATTTTCATTAAGTTTTGCAGCCATTAACTAGTATATCCACCACCAGCTTTCTTATAAGCAGAAGCCAACATTTGAGCTTTTCGAGCACTCCACTGACCCGGAGCACCACCTTTTCCACCTGCTTTAATTCGTTCAAATAATCTTTTACGCATGGTAGGTTTAGTATAGTTACCTGCTTTATTTACTGTAGATTTAGATTTAGGGCGTTTACCAGATTTTAATTCTATAGTACTTAATGTTTTAGCTTGACTTGCATGAGACTTAGAAGCTTTCTTTAAACCTTTTATAACTTTGTTAAGTTTAGATTTAGGATTACCGCCAGCAGATAAAGCTCTTATACCTTTTCTAGTATAAGAGCCTTTACCTTTTTTAGGTTTTACTATTTTTGGTTGGTATAATCTGTTAGCTAAAGACTTAGCTATAGGATTACGAGATTTAGTAGGTTTTTTCATTTGCCTTACTCCCTTTTATTTTTTAGGTTTACGGGCTGCTCCAAAACCTTTTACTTGACGTGCAACCTTACCATTGCCTACTGAGCCACCGCCTTTAAGTAAAACTTTTTTATATTTTTTAATTGCTGGTTTAGCTTTAAACTCTGGATGAAGAGGTGGCATTTTAGGCATAGGTTTAGGCTTACCTTTAAATTTAGGATTTGCTGGTGGTATTTTAGGCATAGGTACTGGTTTACCTACTAACTTACCATTTTTCATTTTTTTAGTTGGAAGCTTTTTACCTTTACTTTTTCTTGTTTTTATTTCAGTATCTCTTTCTTTTGCTTTTTGTAAATAGTCCATTTTTGGTTTTGGTTGTTTCTTTATTGTAGGCATAAGTGCAGGTTTAATCTTTCCTTTCATACTGTCTAATAAACCGCCTACTTCATATTTAGCAGCAAGTCTAGGATTCATTTTCATTTGTACTTTTTCTGGTAGTTTAGAAAACCCTTTAACTTTTTTAGGAACATTTTTAGCACCTACGTTTTTTTCAGCAGCACGATTAGATGCTTTAAAGTATTCAGGATTAGTAACCATATTTTTCTTTTTTACAGGTTTATATCCCGATGGACTTTTTATCATACGTTGTTTTGATCTTTTTCCCGGTGTACCACCTACCCTCTTTTTAGCAGTTCCTTTTAAAAGACTTGTTGCTTCTTTTGTTGACATTCCTTTTGGAATTTCATAAGTAGCTTTCTTACCACCAATAGTAATATTAACAAGACGTTGTGTTTTTTTACTATAACTACCATCAAACTTTTTAGGCATAGTACGAGTAGTCATATCTGAAAAAGGACCACGTTTACTACCTGCACCAGAAGGAGCTTTTGTTACTGGTTTAGCAAACTTACGACCCGGACCACCCTCTTTAGTTTTAGGACGAGGCTTTGGAACAGTTGGCGTTATTTTTGAAACTGATGGTTTACCAGATTTTTCTTTTGTTGTTGTTGCGGCTGTAATTGCTGCTGCACCTGCTTTACCTATATTAGCTACACGTTGTCCTTGAGGAATAGGACGTGAAGGACGTGAAGGTGGAGCTTTAGGTAATGCACGTTGACTACCACTAGGAGTAATATTACGCATAGTAGGTCTTGTAGGACGTGGTTTAGGCACAGCTACAGAACTAGGCTTTCGTGCAGTAACAGCACTTGGTTTACGTATAGTTACTGCAGTAGAAGGTTTAACTTTAACTTCACCTGCTTTTGGCCCTGCTTTACGAGTACCTGCTGCACGAGGTAATGGTTTAAAAGGTTTCGTACCTGCAGCAGTACGAATCTTAGGATTAAGTTGATTTACATTTGTAATAGTAGATGGACTTTTATTAATTTTATCTGCTTGTATTTTACTAACAGGTTTTCCACCTAATTCTTTTATTTTTCTTTTAATAAAAGGAGATATTACTTTATATATTTCATCTCCATATTTAAAAAGTGATGCTACTGACATTGTTTTCTCCTTAATATAATCTATTGTGACCTGACTGTTTAGTTTTCTTTTTAGCTTTAGAAACTTTACCGCCTTTTTTCATACCACCTAATTTAACACCCATTTCTATAAGGTCAACCATGTCCATAACACCTGCTGGACTTGCTGCATACATAGCCATACCTTTATCTAAGATACCACGTATTTTACCTTTTTTCTTTGTTTTACTTTTTTTACCAAACATTATTTTTTCCTTTTCATGGCTTTACCATAGCCACGTAGTGCTGCACCGCATCCACGAGGACCAGATTTAATTTGTTTACCTTTCTTGTACATACCCACTTTACCACCAGCTTTTTTAGTAGTAGTATAAAAACTTTGAGTAGAGCCAGTTTGTGGTGACATTTTAGAAAGAGTTTTCTTTGCTTTAGTTACTTTACCTTTTTCATAATTGTTTGCAAGATTTGTAAGACGTTCTTTTTCTTTCTTTAGTTTAGAAATATTTTTACGAAGTTTATTTTTAACTTCTGTTGTCTTAGCAGTTTTGATTGCATCTTGTGCTCTATCAATTTGTGTTTGCACTTTTGGAATATCTTTATCACGAATATTTTGTGCTTCTTTTTTAATCTTACGTATTTCTTTTACTAAAGCTTGACCTTGCTTTGTACCTCTACCTCTACGTGTTTCACCTAAAGAAGGAAGAAGACCTTTATCTTTTAAACGATTACGAAGTCCTTCAATCTGTGTTTTAGATTTACCTCTAATATCAACAGCAGATTTACTTTGATAAAAAATATCTTCTATCTGTTTAGGTGTATAATCAGGAGCAAATCTTTTTTGTATAAACTCAAGTTTTTGTGGTTTAGACATTTCTTCAAAAGCTGATTTAATATTTTTACGAGTTTCTGCTTTTGTTGCACCTTCAAATTTAGAAAGAGCACCTTTAGGTGGAAGTGATTCATTCATAGTTTGATAAAGATACGTTTTAGGTTTTTCTAAAATTTTATCAATACCACCTTTTTGTTTAATAATTTGCTCACCTTTAGGAGTAAGAGAAAGGGTACGACCAGCAATAACTTGACGTTCTTTACCTTCATTTTTCATTTCTTTAAGTTTTTGAGTAACAAGTCTTTGACGTTCTTTTAATTGTTCTTTAGACAATCCTGAAAGAAGTCCTTTTCGTTTCATTCTTGCAGTATCTTTTCTTGCCATTGACATAACTTTTTGTATTTTAGTTTTATCAACATTTTTAGCTTTTTTAATAGCTTGGTCTGCAGTAAGTTTAGGATTATCTTCTACTAATCGAATAGCTAAAGTTTTTGTACGACCATCTATATCCTTACCACGGATAGTTTTTGCTTTCCTTTCAATACTTCGTTTTTCCGCAAGTTTAGTCTTTGTTGTTCCTTGCGCTTCTGCCTTCGCTGCCTCACTTTGTTGGAACTTAGCCTGACGTGCCTTTGATTGAGCTTTTCGTTTAGCTTTTGTTTTTCGCTTGTCAACTTTAGGTCTACCTTTTTTCTTAGTTACTGCTTTTGTAAAAGCTTTTAATGCTGCTGCTTTTGCCATTAGTTACTCCCTAGTATCACAGGATTGTCTGCACCTGCTGGACTTGCTGGTGCTTGCATATCATCCCGTCTTGTTCTACGTGCCTGATTTCTTAATGATTCTAAGGCTTGGTTATATCGTGCTTCAAAAAGATTAGATGCATTATAATCTTTTTGAAAAATCATTGCCTCTACCATTGAGGCATTAAATAAAGCATCATAACAAAAATCTGAAAAATAATTGTTAGGTGTTGTTGATGCTAATGTAGTTGGCCTTGATACGTGTACAATTTCTCCATTGAAAGTAGAAACAGGAGTAGGTGCAATGAGTACCGTTGTATTATTTCTACGTGCATAGTATTCTGGAGTTCCTGTGCTTGCACTTACAGGCCAGTAATCACGGATATATTCATCTGTTCTTGGCAACAAATTGATTCGTGTTGAGTCTGCAACTATATTAAAGTTTTTAAGTATTCGTGTACCTGATGGTAAAGTAATTTGATTGTTACCAGAAGATACAGCAACAGACGTATAAGTAACTAACCCATAATCATCAAGGTCACGAGTTAGTCTTTCTTCTGCACGATTAACCATTTTAGGTACATAGTCTATAAACTCTGTACCTTCATTTTCTGCAGCCTGAATAATATCATCTACAAGATATGTATAATCAGCCATAATAAACTGCTACTGTAGCTGCTGATGTAGGAGCAGATACTTTAACAGGTCCATACATTCTAACGCCAAAGTCAGGAATGTATATATCACCTGCATCTACATTAGTTGTACCTACAAACTTTATATTACTTCCATTAACATTGCCATTAGCATCTGTTTGAGAACCTGTAATTGTGAATGTGCCTACACCTGAATAGGTTACACTTTTAATACGTGTATTTGCAACTGTTACACTTGTCAGGCTGTCCAATAACGCACCTGAACCCGTAACAAATGCGTTACGAATATTTGAAGCCATAGAAATCTCCGTTAATTAGTTAGTTAGTTATTATTCTATTATTATATATTATACACAAAAAAAGAGGGATACGAAAGTACCCCTCTCCTTTTTTTAACATTTTTTTGGTATTTCTTAGCTTGAGCCAGAAGCACCGTAGAAACCACGCCAATCTGAGAAACCAAAGCTATAACGCTCACGAGCCTTAAAGCGAAGGTTACCAGTATCAAAATCCGGTTCCATTTTTGTCTGCAGTGGAGCACGTACAAACATCTTTGCACCATTAGGACAATCTGTCTTAATGTAGAAAGCGTTTGTATCTGTAAAACGTCTATTGACATAGAACCCACCCGGAATCAAACCTTGATTGCGAATTGAGTTAATGTCATTAACATTTGTTGCACCATTAGCTGCAGTTGTTGGATTTACGCCAATGGTTGTTGACATTGTGCTATTCAGAATCTGATCAGCAGTAAATGCCAAATCTGATGGAATATGCAAGGATGATGCTTGCAAACCAATCAGAATACCACGGTCATCTTTTGCTTTAGAAATAGTAATCAAAGCAGATTCTAAAGATGCTTCTGACAAATCAGTTGCACCAAAGCTATTTGATTGGTTACCATCTCCAACTGTTGGATGTGTTGTTGAGAAGAACGGCTGTCCATCACCACCTACAAAGGCAGTATTAAATCCGTTATTAAACACATCTGCAGCTTTAACCTGCTTAGTGTTTGCCATAGCACGAGCTAACCCACGAGCACGAAGCTTTGAGAAAGTATCATAAAGATTATCTTCCATAGCTTCTTCTGTTACGGCAAATGCCAATGCAACAGTTTCGTGTGTATAACGTGATGTAAAGCTTTCTTGTGCGTCATCATAAGTAACAGCAGCACCTTCACTCTTAGTAGGTGCAGTGCCAAAACCTGTGAAAAGCACTTCTTCTTCAAATGCACGGTCTGAGTTTTCAGTCTCAAACAACGGTGCGTGTTCATCAGCAACTTCTCCGTACTCCATTCCAAACACTGCGTTTAGGCCGGGGAGAAGTTCTTTTGCAATACTTGCTCTATTTATCGCCATTTTCTAGTCTCCCTTAACCTAGCAGATATGCTGTAATGGTTGCAGGTGCAGTAACAGCAGCAGTTAAGAAGTTATCTGTATGCTGAATAAGTTGAACATTCAGCTTTAGAAAAGCTCTTTCATCTGCGTCTGCGACATCATTCCCCGGCTCATCAACAAAGTCAAGAGAACGGCACATTGCAATACCTGTTGTACGAGTTGCTGCTTCCACTCCATGTCCTGACATACCTGTAAAGGTAGAGCCTGAACCAAGTGTAACAGCAAAGTTTTGTGAACCATGAAGGTCACCAGCAGTCACAGATGCGTCTGCTTGAACTTCAAATACTGTTCTTGAATCGTCAGCGACCATTGCAAAGGCATCAGTACATGATGTATTAGCTGGAAAGAATTTTTTAAATTTTTGCTCTCCATCTTCTACATAACGACAGCCCATGAATACACCCTGAACAACTTCAGTAACAGTTGTAACGACTTCTATGTTCCCTGCATTAATGCGAACAAGGTCACCTGTAAAGATGTTTGTATCGTAAGCTGAAGCAATAGGGTATTCATTTGAACCCTCATTGTTCATGCTACTACCTCGTTTGCGAGAAGGACGGAAGCCAGACAATGCTTTAGTTGTAGTCATTGATATCTCCCTTTAAAATTGCACTACTAAATTCTTTAATCCTGAAAATTAGGAGTACGTCCTTTAGTAACATTAGTTTTACTTGAATTACGAATTGGCATCCTTGAATCACTTTGGCCCATAAGTTGTTGATTAACTGCATCAACCATCTCATTGCTTTTGTTTTCAAAGTATGCTTGTCGGCTTTTTGCTTTTGCCATTGGCATTTTTGCTAGGGCTAAGTCACCACGACAGACTGCTCCTATATACCGACCTTCATCCCTCACGAAGGATGTATGCTGCAACTCAGGAACTTCATCTACTGAAACAAATTGCCAACCCTCTTGCATACGAGTGCCAACATTTTTGTAATCATCTTGACCTTTAAGGTTTATACGTATCCAACGAAGTGCAAGGTCTTGATTAGAAAATCGTTCTACTATTGTATCTGGAATATCCAACATACTTGGTTCACGATATTCCATGTCTTGTTCCCTTGTATTGAGTTCACGAGTCTCTGCATTACGTGATGCTGTGTTATTACGTGCCATTTTATTTTCCTCCACGCTATTAATATACTGAAGTGTATTCACCGTCAGCTTTATCTACTTTAAGCTTTTCGGCTGCATACTGTTCCAAAGGTATACCCCATTTCTCTGCAAGTCGCACATCTTCTTTAGTAAGACGTACTTTTTTGCCAGAAGAGGTTGATGAAGTGCGTGATGCTCCACCGACCACTTGGGCAGGAGTTGACGTTTCCTGCTCACGTTCTTGTTGAACTTCCTCACCAAAACGCTGTGGATATTTACTGCGTAGGCGAGTGTCAATCTCTTTATAAAAATCTTCGTCAGTAGGGTCATAGCCCTCTGTTTTTAACTCTTGGTCTATTTCAAGTGCCAATGTTGTCATTACATTGTCTTGTCCAAACCAAGGGTTTCGCCCTGCCCATTCAACTGCCAACTTATCATATTGTGCTGGTTGTTGTTCAACTTGTTGTTGTTGTGGTTGTTGGGCTTCTTCTGCCTCAACAGGTTGATACTGGTTACGTGTTACTTGAAGAGTTGTTGCATCACCTTGTGCTTTATTAAGATTTTTTTGTGCTGTTACAATTCTATCAGTATCACCAGACTCAAGTGCCTGTCTATATGCATCTTCAGCCAATTCAATACGACTGTTAATTTGTGCTTCAGCAGATTCAAAATTCTTTTCTAACGAAGTTTTGATTTCTTGTTGTTGAGACTTTAATCGTTCTTCTAGTTCTGCTTGACGAGACATAAGCTCTTGGATTTGCTCATCTCGTTCTTTCTTTTGCCGTACTAGTTGACGAATACGTTTTTGTGCTCCTGATTGCGGTTCTTCCACATCTTGTTGAACTTCTTGATTGTTTTCTTGTTTTGTATCATGTTCCCCAACATTGAGTGTATCTGCATCTTTTTGCCCAGATTCGTCCTCACTTTGATTGGTGTTAGTGGATACTTCATCTTCTGTTTCAATTTCATATTCAACTTTATTCTCCTTATTTTCCGGGTTAGAAGTGTCAACCGTTGTCCATTCTTCAGACATTTATATCTCCTTTTACGTCAGTTGCGACACTATGACGAGTTACGCATTTAAAATAATATTACAACATACTGTTTATTTATACAATAGGTTAATATTATTTTTTCTTTTGTTTTGTTATTTTTTTCTGTTGTTCAATAAAATTTCTATACACAGAAGCTGCAGAAGCTTTTCCTACAACCCTTGCACGTTGTTCCATAGCAATTGCTGCTTGGGTTTTGTGTGCGTGTGTTCTGTTAGATTTTTTAATTTTAGCAACAGAAGCTACAGCATCTGCCCTTGTTGCAAACTTTAAACCTCTAATTGTTCCTTTAGGGTTTTCATCTGTGTAAAGGTCAGAGTGTTTCTTTGAACCTGCTGGTTGTCCTTTTTTTCTTGGTATACGTTTATTAGCCATTAGTTAGACAAATTAAATGTAGGGTCTAATTCTTTTGGGTCTTCTACAATCATAGAAATTTGGTCATCAAGAAGTAAAAGTAACTTAATACCTTTGTAAAAAAACTTTTGACCAGAATGTTTACCGTAACAAACATAGTCACCTTTTTTACACCAAGGACCATTAGGATACCTTGTTGTATCTTGATAAGCATCTTTACCTACTGCAAGTACTTTACCTACAGTTGTAAGATATGCAATATCTTCTTTTGTAGAATCAGGAAGAATAATACCACCCTTTGTTTCTTGCTTTACAGAAACAGGACGTATAAGAAGATGATAGCCCGGAACTACTGGTAGTACTTCTGGGTCTGGTGTTTCTTCATTTGTATTCCATGCATCATTAAGAATAGATTTTTCCATTGCTACTGCTCTCATAATTACTCCTCATCGTCTTCATACATAACTTTGTTAATAATATTTTTAACTTCTGCCCTTGCCCATTCCAATCCTGAAATGCGGCCTACAGAGTTCATATACGTATGATAATCCGAAGCACTTCCAGATGCAAGCGAATTTTTTACTAACTCTATTTCTTTTTCTAATATCTTATCTATTTCTTGTATAAGCATTATCTATTCTTTGTATCTTCAATCATTTTACTAATAACGTCAATTGCTTTAGTAGCTTCTGAGCTTTCAAGATTATCTTCATGCTTTACCATATCTGCAAGAAGTTCTACTGCCTTAATAGCTGCTTTGGCATTTCTATCTTTTTCTTTTTCATCGGCTTTAAGTGTACCCTCTGCACCAATCTTATATGCATCAAGTGCCAACTTCTGTTCTTTTAAGTCAAGGTCACGGTTCTTTAAAGCACCCTCACTTGCTTCTTTAGCAAGCTGTGCCTGTACCTTTTCCTGTTCAATCTGCAGACGCTGTGCTTCCATTTGAACCATTGCTTGTTCAGGTGTTGGACCACCCTGTGCAGCAGCCATGTTTGCTTGCATAACTTGTTGTGCAGCCGCCATCATTACCTGTTCAATTACTTGTGGGTTCTGAGCATTTGGGTCACCTTGTGGAGCTTCTGCCATCATTTGACGTGTCAGACCATTAACTTGTTCTTCATACTTCATTACTACGTGTTCTTGAATATTAGCTTGTAGTATAGGAGCTACACGTTGCATGATTGGATTAGCCCCATTAGCAGGGTCTTGTAAAAACATTGTTTTAATTTGAATATGTGCATCATGGTTCTGTCCTGCAAATGCTTTGATAGGTAGACCTTTAGTTGCTGCTTCAATATCTGTTACAGGGTCAAGAGGCTGTGCCTGTGGTTTTTCTGGAAGTATCCTGTCTAAGTTAGGAATGTTTGCTGCATTAAGCAATGTACGATTAAGTTCTTCCATGTTAAACATACCGGGTGGTGATTGTTGTGCTTGCTGCATAACCATCTGTGCCATCATTAATCTATGAGCAGAGGATGGAATGTTAGGGTCAGAAACAGGAAGTACATCTACACGACCATCAAAGTCACGTTTAAATACTGCTTCACTAATACCCGGAACATCATATGGATACTTAGGTGGTAAGCTTTCGTAGTTTATACGTGCAAGAATTTTAAATTCATCACGTTGTGATTTATGTAATCTTTTATGTATTGCACTAAAGAACTTGCTAGAAGCTTCAAGCAAAGCCATAGTTGTACCAACTGGACCATAGTTAGAACCTTCTGTAATAACTTGTTCTGTTGTATCAGCAAACTTTTGACCTGCACCTGCGACAAACTGTAACATCTGGAATAAAGTACCTGACGGTTCTTTGTAAGGCAGGGGTACAATTGAACGAGATAAATCCATACCTGTTGCTTCTACTTCTTTAAACTCACCCGGAGCAATAGGGTCATTGTCTCCTACTACACGTACACCTTTTGCTTTGAAACCACCGGGAAGGTTAGCAAACTGACCAGCGTCAATAAGGTTACGCATAGCTGCAGTAGCAGACATTGTAAGATTACCCAAGAAATGTATAAGACCCAAACCATAAAAACCAAAGCCCGGAACAAAACGATAGTGAGTAAAGAACATTTTCTTTTGTTTTGTTTTATCATCTTCATTCCAGTTTCTACGAATAGACAATACTTTACGTGATGTCTCTTCAATAGTTACAATATAAGGACACTCATATCCATGACCTTCAATATCCAGATAACAGTGCTGCTCAAGAAGAACATACTGCATATCTGTGTCTGAAGAAGGAGATAGTCCAAGAACTGTATCCATCTTTTGTGTAAGGTCTGATTGTTCTGGAATATATGCATCTGGTAAGTCAATCTCTGCATACATACCTGAATACATTGCACTTGCAATCTC